TTCTCTCGAGGCTTATTGCGCCATACCTCAATGACGGTCGAGGCCATATCTGTAATGCCGCCCGATCCCTTGACGCCCATTTTTCCGCTCGGTTTGTCCTCGGATTCGGACTTTCGCATGTGGGCAACCAGCATTACATGGCAATCGTTGACTCGAGCAAAGTCAGCCAAGGCTTCGACAAACTTCTTTTGCCCCGCGTGGTCGTCATCGGCAAAACCGCACTTGGTGAGGTTGTCGATGACGAAACAGTCAATCTGGTACCTTCGGCGGGCGTAAGCGAAAACCTCCAGGATTCGCGCGGCCTTGGCGGATCCAGACACATCAAACACCCACATGGATTCCTTGAACTTCCCGACAATGTGCCGGTGAAAAGCCTCAGAAGGCTTACCCGTTCCCGCGATCTGCCGCACTGCTCGAGCAATCCATAGCGGCATGCGCCATTCCATTGACGCGACGCAGCATCGAAAACCTTCCATCGCGAGATGCCCGATGACATTGCCGATGACAGCGGACTTTCCATGACCATTGACGCCTGCCCATATCGAAAGCTCACCCGCACGCAACTTCAGCCTTTCGTGGGTTTTCTTCCAAGGCAGGTGCATGCCTTCATCAATTCTTGAGTATTCAGCCCATGACGCATCGGCGTATTCGGCACCGTTGCGCAGTTCGGTAGGGTCTTGGGTTCTCGAGTCACGTAGCGCAATCGCCATGGATTCGACGCTGACCCCTTCCATAAGGCACGCATTGGCATCCTTGTGGGTTAGCTGCACCACCTTGACGCGCTCACGTCCTAGGCGCTCGCACAGCTCGGGAATGGCTTTTTGACCCGATGGGTCCATGTCCATCGACAGGTAGATCGTGTCAAATACCGAAAGCGCATCCCATTCGCCTTCGATCCACTTGCTCGAGCCTGCGCCAGTCGGAACCGACAAAGCAGGGAAACCGTAGGCATGCCATGCAATGGCATCACAATTACCGCTAATCGTGATCTTTTCTTCTTGCCGAACCATCAGCGATCCGGCTGGCACTTGCACGCAATAGACCTTTCCATCGTGGGGAATGCGCTCAGCCCTACCCTTCAATGTCTGCCACGACGTTGTTTTCTTGCTGTGCAGAATAGAAACCTTGAACCATTCTCCATGCTGGTTATGGCGCCGGATGATGCTCGATACGCGGCCAGTAGAATGCGCAAGCGTCTGCACCCACTCGGCGTTTTGCAGGTACTTGCTGGAGTACTCGGATTGATTCCGATTCGGTACGCTGTTGCCGTCCCAATGCACAAGCTCCGCAAGCATCATTTCCCGTTGCTCTAGCGAAGCATCCGCTATCCACTCCCACGGCAACATGCGCCCCGGAACCCAGTCCGGAATACCCATGCACATTGAACGGTAGCCGCCAGCTATTTCGCTGTCCGATGCCTCGATCCCGCATGCTGCGATGATGCTGCGCAAGCGTTCAATTTTCCGCAGTTTTCGGAAACCGAAGCGCGCATAGTGCCATTCACGCGCAGCAACGCCATTGGTCCCATCGCGCTCGACGTGCTTTCTTTGGTCGATTGCGGCATCCGCGCTCACTGCAATGCAAAACTGAATCTGAGCATCTGAAAGTTCGATGCCGGCCCCATCAAGCAACCCGGCGCGCGGTATCAAGTCAGCAACGCTATTCGCCCCATTCACTGCCGCGTGCTTATATTCGCGGCCCTTGTGGTCAATCGAAACAAGGTTGTGATCGGGAGTCGTAACTGAGACATACCCGCGCGTTTCGTAGCGAAGCAGATCGCCAGAGTATGACTTTTCGATTCGGGCCAACGGATGAACCCATTCAATCGCGCCTTCGCGATACTGCGCAACCTCGCCGCTGCGGTAATCCGCAAGCCGAACCCATCCTTCGCGAGTCAATACCTGCGCGTCGCCAGGGAAACATTCACCCTCGCAGATAACCACAGCTCGAGCATCGCCAGGTATGGCCTGCCATCCAAAGAGAATAGGCTCGCAGTCCGCTTCAGCCGTGAAATCTTTGGGAAGCTTGCGGTACTTGGCAAAAACCAACTCTGTCCCGCGCAAGTACGGAAACATCAGGCGATTGCCACGGCTCGCCAGTTTGTAGGCCACAATGCTTTCATGAGGCAAATTGCGGATTCTGTGCAGCCATTGCAGATGTTCACCGCTTAGCGCATGTACGCCTTCACGGTCGGGCTTGCGGTATGTTTTGCTTGAGTGCTGAGGGCGATCTTCACGCAATCCGCAAAATTCCATTGCCTCCGTACAGGCGGTGCGCAAATCGACGCGTCGGCAAGCCATCCACAAACCTATGAGGTCGCCCGACTCGCCCGACTGGCCGTCTAGCCACACGCCAGCCTTGTCACCCGTCATGTGGACGCCCATGGACTTACCAGCCTCACCATCCGTGCCGCCTACACGCCATTCCTGACCCTGACGGCGACCGTTAGGGAGCAAGTGACGCACCACGGCTTCGACTTGGCTCGAGAGATGCGAGGCGATTTCTGTAGCCCTCATAGCGCACCAACCATGTATTCAGGCATGGCACCATTCGCTGTGGATCGAAACTTGGGATTGTTTTGAGCCTTGGAAAGCCAGCCATTGACGAAACGCAACATGCCCGACTTGGTCTTTCGCTTGCTCGAATTTGAAAATGCCCAAGCCCTCATGGCTCGAAGCTCTTGCATCACATCCGCAGCGGGATAATTGGCCTTGAACTCTGCCACATGATCTTCGGTGATGGGGAAATCAAAACCGGTGTTCGTCAAAATCGTCAGAACAGCCGGAGACTGTGAAACAGGCGCAGCGCAAGAGCTTTTATCCTCTCCTATCCCTTCCACTCCCTTCCCTTCCTCCGACGAATCCTCGCGAATCCTCTCGAATGGTATCGAAGGCTCGGGGAACTGTGGCTTGCTTGGTTTGTCAATTTTCTGGTGTTTCAACCAGTTACATACAATTAGGAAAGTAGAACCATCTGATTCGTAGCGCCTAATGCACTTTTCCCGCTCCAATTCATCAAGCCATCCTCCTATAAGCTTGGGGGCATCGTTATCGTAGGGGAAAAGAAGGCTCGCGAGCATTCGCGAGGCCGCGCGAGTCCTCCCGTGGTCGTCACAAATGGGCCAAAGCATCACAAATAAAAGCCGCGCATCTCGAGACACGCGGCCCATGCTTTCAGACTGAGGAAACTCTGGTTTGATCGAACGAATGCGTGCCACGTCAAAGACTCCGCAGATTGAACATGCGGAAAGTCTTGACGACGAAACTAGCAGGCAGGTATCCCCGTAAGAACAGATGCATGGTGACGCTTTTGATGCTGCGTCGAATTTCAGACATAAAAAAATCCAGTTTGCAAGATAGGCGAGTTGCCTTGGCGGGCACCCTTAAGCTCTCATCGCGGAAAGAACTCGGGGATTCCCGCCTACCTTGCAAACCAGACTGGTAGTCGTTAACACCCGCGATAGTACATCAAGGCGCGCCAACACCTCGTGAACAAAATTAACTCACCAAAGCGGCGTGGTCAATACCCTTAAACAACCCTGATTGCCTATCCTTAGGATGCACCGCCAACGCCATCTCAGCCATTCTCAGCTCATCGGGCGTCGATACCCTATCAGCCAGTGCGATGCAGTATCGCGCCCATGCCAAGCTGCGTGCGTACCATTCGGGGGTTTGGGTCATCACGACTCCTTACACACGTCGTAGCACAGATGCACGACCATGGCGTAATCACCAGCCAGCGCACGGGCTTCGGCACGCGTACGGAACAGCATGGCAGGCTCGCCGGTTTCTTTGTCTCTCAACATCCAGGCGTAAGCGGTCATTGTGGTTTGCTCCATGGGTTATTGGAACGATCGGGTTGGCCGGATTCGTCAAGGCACTGGCGGTCGATGCTTATCCAGCCGGGGATGGGTGGGTTTTTCATGCGGCCTCACCGAATTTCACGTTGCAGAAGTAATGCCCTTTGATGAGACCGTTACGGCTCACGTAACTGAGTTCAACGGCATTCGCCGCGCCATACGCGATCAGCACAAGAGGTCCGCCGCTATTGCCCTTGGCCCTTGTGCCATCCGGGTGATGAAAGTGCGGACGGCCATCAAGGAACAGCAGGCCGGCAGCTTTGCTCCAGACGTGATCGCGAAACATGCGTGTTTCGGTACGCGCGAAAAGAAGCGCGATACCGTTGTTATGCGCAGCAAGCTTTTCAATCCAAGCTGACGCATGCGCGCCGTAGGGAGGGTTCAGCCACACACGCCCAAACCAGACTGCATCTAGGCCGTTGTCTGGCAGCGTGATGTGATACCTTGCTGTCGGCCACGGACGCGGCTCTGGCGCAGCGCACGGGTCGAGATCAAACGGCCCGAGAGGATCTTTAATCTCCGGCGGCGTCAGCCAGACATGCGTCGCCGCATTCGGACGTGACTTGTAGGGATGTCCGCTCATGACCCAAACGCCCGATACCGCCCAGCAGTCCCGGGCATCGCACGCAACGCCTGCACGGCCTCAATCCATATCCGGCGTTCCTTGAAGCTAAGCGTGAAGATGGTCATATCGGGATACCTGGTGATCTTGGTCGCGCTCATTGCGCAGTCTACGGTTAGCCTCTATTGCCTCACGCGCCATGCGGGCTATCGCGAGGTCAACTTCGTCTAGGATGGGTTCCAGCGCGTCGTCTTGGCCGTGGTCGATGATCATTTGGGACGCCTCAGCACGCCATCAGGTTCCGATATGGCCCACGAGTAGGAGGTCATGGTTGTATGCCCATTTCTTTGACTCTCGGGTTATCAGGAAGTCGCTTGTAGCCGTCTTTACAATCTATGCCAATCGTCTTTAGCGACGCCTGGTAATCCCTTACGTTGTCATCGCAAGTGGTGAAATACACGTTGTCTGGACTGTATCTGCCCGAGTCGTTTTTCCTTGCCATACAATATTTACCTATACCAATGCCGCGCTGCGGAAGAAATCCCGACTCTTCCCACATTCGATACCAGATGGGAAAAGTGAAGTCCCATGGAATACCCCGGTTAGCCGCCGATCGGCACTGGTTGTCATATGCAGCCGTTATAGTTCCTTTGCCGCGAAGGGTGCGAATTTTGCCAATCAAGGCTTCAATTTCAGAGCGGCGGCAATGCATATAAGGAACCGTGGACATTTCTCTCTTCAATGCCTTCCTTGCTTCGCGTTTTTCTCTTGCCGCCGCAGCTTTTACGTGTATTCCACCGTCTAACCCAGTGAGATCGCACGCTGCCAGAATCTGCCGTACACGTTCACGCGTGATATTGAACTTCGTTCCAATTTCTTGAAGCGTTTCGCCAGACTTGTACATATCAAGCATGGATTCATCGCGTTCAGCGCGGCGTTCCGTTTCAGCTATTTCTTCGGCTGTGTATTCTTTTTTTGAATACTTCGTGACATAGGTACTAAAGGTATTTTTTGCGGATTTTTCTGGCCGCAAAATTCTCTTAAAAGTAGTCCCTTGTGGGGTGTATTTACCTTTTCTGTGTTTAGGGCAATAACGCAAGTTCTTATGAACGTCACCCAAATCTTCACCACAAACGCAACAAAACATCATCCTTCCTTGATCGCAGGGTTTGGCTTGAAGAATTCAGGCATCAGAACGTAGCGCAACCTAAGCGCCTTGTCCTCAGGGATAGGCTTTCCATCCTCCCACTGATAGACGGCGCTAGGATTGATACCTAGGGCCTTTGCAAGCCGGTAAGCATTGCCATAAGCCGATATGGCGTGTTCTTTGAGTATTGTAGTCATGGCTGGAATGTAAGCCTGCTGATATGAACTGAAACTGAACTATAGCTTACCGATACCTATTGCACTAATAGATTAGATGGCTTACAGTTCACCCATCGGCCCCAGGCCAAGACAGCGACGATGGAGAGCGAGATGGCAAACGCAGTGATCACCGAAAGCCAGGTTAAGCGCATCACGAACGCCGCTATCGATTTGATGGTTCGCCGCGCAAACGTCACGGACGCATATCAAACCTTTACTTCTGAAAACATTGTTTCGGCGGTTGTGTCCGACCCACTTGGCGAAACGGCTCGCTACCTAGCTCAGCTTATCGCATGGGGTGTCGAGTGGCTCCTAGCATTTCGCACGATGCCTGAACTCCTTGCTGTTTGGGGTGAAGCATGAGCAAGCACACCTGCTTTGACGAAATGAACGAACGCTTGAGGCCACACAACGCTCAGATAGCGCATGGCTTCGCATTATCTGATGGCATGTCAAAACTTCGTCTCACGTACTACGTGCAGACGGAAAAGCTAGATGCCGCCGTACGAAGCAAGAAAGCCCCGCTTGTCGTCATGACGTATTGCCCGCTATGCGGAATAAACCTCACCACCGCGACGGAAGCCTAAGCCATGGGCATCCGCCACAACCCAAAATTCACCTGCGCCCCGCCAACACGTCCCGGCCGCATCTACGACACACAACCGAACAACTTCGATCTGCTGCGCGCTGACCTTGGACGGTTCTGGCTGGTGTGGATCGCGGCTTATACGGCCATCGTCATCAAGGCGTCGGTGCTTGTTATGGGCTGGCTGACTGCATGGGTGCAGGCATGAACGCCCTAACCTCCCACGACACCTATATCCAATCCCCGTACGCCGACGATCAGGCCTATAACGCCGAAGCCACCGACAACGCGCTCGATGAAATGGTGCGCGAGCCGGACAGCTTCGACGCATGGCTGAGTGATCGTCCGTGCCCATCGTCCGTCGCCGCCCTGTTGTCGCTGATTCTGGATCGCGGTTTGCCTACCAATAACAAGACGGATCGCGACGACGAACTGAGCGATTTGCTCGATGCACGAATGACTGCCGTGCGTGATGACTTCGACGCCTGGGCCAAGCAGCCCGAGAGGTTTAAGCCTGCGCCTGTGGATGTTTGGATGGCTGATGCGCAAAAAGAGCGGGAGTTTCGGGGATGAAAATCGATGAAGGTGTAGCACCCAGACTTGATGCAGACGACTGGAAATGGGTTGATCAGATTCGCAAAGAGCTTTTTTACAGGCTCGACATGCAAAAGAAAAATCCAGGTAGTGCGAATGCCAACTCCCGCATCGTTGCTCTGGACAAGCTCATAGAGATAGCAAAAGAAAGAGATGGTGCGCCATGGGGGATTTCATGACCCACCCCACCCGCCAATGGGACGCCGAGCAGCAGGATGCGATTGCGCACTACCAATGGCTTCGCGCGCTGAAAGAGCTGCGGAAGAACTTTTTAATGGCTGCGGTGGGCGTGATCGCTGCGGATGCTGTGGCTAGTAACCAATCACCTATTTCAACGGAGAAAAACCAGTGAGCCAGATCAACGCAAAACAGAAATTCGCCCCGCAGCGTTCGGGAATGACGCATCAGCGCTGGGTCGAGGTGTCGCGCATCCAAATGCCGAGGAACCTTGTGCACATCAGCAAGACGTTTGACTACGTCACCGACCCGCGCACGTTGATCGACAAGATCACACGGCCCGATGTTTTGCGGATGCATAAGGGCGTGACGTTCAATCAAGGACGCAACTGGCATAAGCGCGAACTTCGCATCAAGCGCCAGCAAGCTACATAACCAACATAACGAGCCGGCTTTGACTGGCAAGGAATCCTGATGTCTACCGAACTGCAAGTAATCGAACGCGCCGAGAAGGCGCTGGGCTTTGCAACGCGCAAGGCTGAGTTGGCTGAGATGGCTACCAAGTCAGAGCGCATTGTGGAAATCACCAACACGGCAGGCTATGCCGAGTGCCACAGTGCACGCATGACCCTCAAGAATACGCGGGTCGATATCCAGAAAGCCGGCAAGGAGGCACGCGACGACGCCACCAAGTTTTCCAAGGCGGTCATTGCCAAGGAAAAGGAACTGATCGACATTATTGAGCCGGAAGAGACGCGGCTTCAGTCGATACAGGACGCATGGGACGCCGAGCGCGCTGCCGAGAAAGCCGCGCGTGAACGTGCCGAGGCTGAGCGACTGGCCGCGATCCGTGCGCGTTTGGACGCGATCAGGAACGCTCCGCTGGAAATGCTTGGCAAGCCGGCCGACGTGATCGCTCTGGCTATTGAAAACGCGAAAGCCATCGACGTGTCTGAGTTTGCGGGCGCTGAGCAGCTTGAGGCGAACGAAGCCAAGGCTGTGGCGATTGATCGCCTTGTCGAAATGCATGTGGCCCGCATCACCGCCGATGCTGAAGCCGAACGTCTGGCAATCGAGCACGAAAAGCTGGAAGCCGCCAAGGCTGCGCAAGCAGCCGAACAGGCCGAGCTTGATCGAGTAGCTCGCGAGGCTCGCGAAGAGGCTGACCGGGTTGCGCAGGTTGAGCGTGACCGGGTTGCTGCTGAGCAGCGCGCACAAGCCGAAGCAGATGCGGCCGCACGCAAAGCGGCGCAGGAAGTCGAGGACGAGGCACGTCGTATTGCCGCGAAACGTCTGGCGGACGAACAGGCCGAGCTTGATCGCCAAAAAGAGGAAATCGCGAAATCTGCGGAAGCGACAAAGAAAGCCGCCGAAAAGAAAGCCATCGACCAGGCCACGTTGCACGGCGCTGCCGGTGAGGCCGTCACGCTGCTGACCGAACTCGGCCAGGTCGATCACATCACCACACGCAAGCTGGTAGCTGCTCTTAAGCGCGCCAGCAAAGTTCAGGAGGCGGCATGAGCGCGCAGGCACAGAAAGAGCCCATTGAGGGCAAGTTGGTACAGCAGCACGACACGGGCGCGCGCGGCATCGCGTCCACGACCACGCCGAGCGACCTGCTGCGCATGGCTGTCGAACAAGGGGCAGACCTTGATCGGCTGGAACGATTGATGGATCTTCAGGATCGCTGGGAAACCAACGAAGCGCGCAAGGCTTTTACCGTGGCGCTGACCGGATTCAAAAGTGAGCCGGTGGAAATCCTCAAGCGCAAAAACGTGAGCTTTGCCAACTCAAAAGGCGAAGTGACTTCGTACAATCATGCCGAGCTTTCCGACATCACCGAGGCGATCGGTCCTGCGCTGGCAAAGCACGATCTGAGCTATCGCTGGAACGTGATTCAAGCTGATGGCGTCATCAAGGTGAACTGCGTTCTGACGCACATCCGCGGTCATTCGGAAACCGTAACGATGCAGGCGGCCGCCGATTCATCGGGCGGTAAAAACGCCATCCAGTCCATTGCATCGGCTGTGACTTACTTGCAGCGCTACACCGTTCTGGCAATCACAGGCATGTCCACTAAGGGCATGGATGACGATGGCCAGGGTGGCAACGTCGAGCCCGAATTCGACTCGCGCGAAGCCGACTGGAAATCGGCCATCGAAGCCGCTGAAAGCGTCGAGGCTTTGAAAGCGCTGGCCAGCGACATCGCAAAACAAGACTTTCCGCAAGACGCGCGTGACCGCATCCGTGCGGCATATAACGCGCGCGGCGCCAAACTAAAAGAGGCGGCACAGTAATGGAACAGCGCACAGACGACTGGTTCACGGCCAGGGCAGGAAAAATCACCGCATCGCGCATCGGCGACGTGATGGCATTTGCAAAGAAAGGCGGCGCGCCACTCAAAGCCAGGAAAGACTATGCGCACCAGCTCGCCGCCGAACGCCTTACAGGCAAGCCCCGCAAGCAGATCAAGGCGGCAGCGCTTGAATGGGGCCAGCGCATGGAACCCGAGGCGGTGGCCGCGTACGAGGCTAAAATCGGCGACTTTATTGAGCTTGTCGGCTTCGTCACGCACCCCCAGCACAGCTTCATCGGCGCGTCGCCTGATTTTCTTGTGGGCCTTGATGGCGGCGGCGAAATCAAATGTCCCGAATCAAGCGAAGTCCATCTGACCACGCTGCTGGAAGGACTGCCGCAGGAGCACATTGAGCAGATTCAAACCGGCATGTGGGTGACAGGGCGCCAATGGTGGGACTTCATTTCCTACATGCCTGACTTCGCACCCGATCGGCGCCTGTACGTTCAGCGCGTAAATCGGGATGACCTCTACATCGCAGCGATCGAGGCGGCTTGTCTGAGCCTGGAAGAGGAAGTCTGCGCCATCGTCAGCAAAATAATGCCGGAGCGTAAAGCAGCATGAGCGACCTCAATTCTTACAGCTTCACTGGACGCCTTGGCGCTGATGCCGAGGTTAAGTATACGGCCAGTGGCACAGCCATCTGGTCAGCGCGCGTTGCCGTTGGTTACGGCTACGGCGACAACAAAGGCACGAACTGGGTGACCACGCAAATGTTCGGTAAGCGCGCCGAAGGCTTGGGCAAGCTGGAATTGCTCAAGGGTGCGCAGATCGCGGCATGCGGTGAGCTGAGGCTTCGCGAGTACACCAAGAACGACGGCACGAAAGGCTATGCCACCGAGGTCAACGCGAGCGATGTGCATGTGCTGAGCTCGGCGCAACCGGCCGCAAGGCAAGCGCCTGCCCCGGCACCGCAGCGTAGTGCCGCAAGCCATCGCCAGGCAGCGGCACCCGCCCCGGTTTCAAATGCCGGCTTTGACGATGACGATATTCCCTTTTGAGGTGTGCCATGACCAAAGAACCGACCAAGCGTAGCGATTGGGAACTGTCTGGCGAAGGCCGGATGACGGACGCACAGCGACGCATGTTCAACGCGGTATGCGGGGATCTTGCAGCGCAAGTTATCTGGCACGGAAACCGCCTGAGCAAGGATGACTTTCGTCACCTACTGAGCGGCACTGTTCTCGGCTTTCGGATGATGCCGGCGTATGACGCAGGAACGGGCGCACCGGGTTTCATCATGCTTGGCGGCTCTTCTCTCGA